CCAATATTATTTTACTCGATGCTATTCGTGGTAAGTTTGATTTTCCAGAACTTAAAGCCGTGGCTCTTGAAGCTCAGAAGTATTGGGAGCCGGAGACGATCATTGTCGAACAAAAAGCGTCCGGCGAACCACTGACCCAAGAGTTTCGACGTATGGGTATTCCGGTGGTCCCATTCACACCGACCCGAGGTAACGACAAACACACTAGAGTCAACAGTTGTGCCCCGGTCTTTGAAAGTGGAGCCGTCTGGTATCCGTATGGCGAAAAATTTGCCGAAGACGTCATTGACGAATGTGCCGCGTTTCCGCATGGCGCTAACGATGACTATGTTGATTCGATGAGTCAGGCCATACTAAGGTATCGTCAGGGGAACTTTGTTGAGTTATACTCGGACTATAGAGATGATGAAGATTTACCCGAGAAAACCTATAACTACTACTAGAGCGTATGGCAGAGCAACAAAAAACAATTCAAGAAGAGAATCGTGAAAATTTAGGCGCGCTTGGTATCGGTGCGGGTATCATTACTGGTATCGCAGCAAAAACCCCTATCGTTCGTCAAGCTAAAAAAATTTACTCAGGCATCAAGGGTCTCATGAAATCAGGCGATGAGATTTCTGATTTACCAGCAACCAAACAAAACGAATTGACCACGACCAACGCTAAAATAATTTCAGAAGACGAAACGTTAACAGCGTTGCAAAAAAGGCAAAAGGCAGCTCGAGAAGAAATGGACTATAATGTCAATGTCGTCGATGATATCAAACAAAGAGTGGCAGATAATCCTTTAAGTTTAGGAGGACGAAACGCAGCAGCGGACACAGATATCAGCGTACACGGTTCTGCTTTATTTGATGCCATTGCAACTTTTCCAAACATGGGTAGAAAAAAAGGTTATCAAGCACCAGCTCAAGCTTGGGCAGATTATTTTAAAAAAGGACAAGTCGGTAAGATAGGTGATATAAAATTAAATGTAACACGAGATGAGTTAGCGGATACGAACATAGCTTACTTTGATGAGAAAAATAATTTAATTGGTGGTTATCTTAAACTAGCACAAGATGAAAAGGTACCGGTATCAGCAAAAACATTATTAGAAATGGTATCTCAATCTCCAGCACACAACACCGCGCATATTCGTTTGGGTTATGGGGTAGATTTAAAACCAGCGGCAGAAGATTTTTTTGATGAGTTTGAAAGTGCAATAGCAGGGGTAAAAAAACAAGTTGATGACTTAGCTAATAAAAATAATATTGCTAGACAAAAGGACCCCAATGTATCTCCAAATATAACTGCTATGAAATTATCTGAAGACCTTGATGATTTAGTTACCTACTACTATAAAAGTGGTACAGATTTTAAAGCTAGAAATTTTGGGGCTAGTATTGAACCAAGTAAAACTGCTGATAGTGATTTTTTAAGTAATTTAAAAGGTGCTATGAATGATTTAGCACAAAGCTCAGAAAATTACGACGACTTAGGAATACCCTTTCAAAGCACTCTTGGACCCTTGTTTAATAAATTTGACAATTTTACTGAGGTCTTGCAAAAAGAAATTGGTTACGGTAAAGGAACAAAGCATAGCCAAGACACAGCATATCGTCTGTTTGGCCCAGAGACCTATCACGAAGATTTAATTTTTTTTAGAAACATGGACGGTGGTTTTGAAGGACAAGGTATTTTTGGTTTAGATTTTAAAAAGCCAAGTCCTCGTCATTATTCTGGTGTAGCAGATAATCAGCTATACCATATTCGTTATGGTAAGCGAGCTTTAGAGGGAAGTCCAAATGAAAAAGTTTATGTATTAGATGAATTACAAGCAGACGTGCAACAAGCTACACAAAGAGAGCTTAGAAGAGGAAATCCGCAAGAAAAAGAATCTTATGTAAGATTTAATCCTACTAATGCAGATTACTTACGATCTCTTTACAAAGACAGACGTGTTGAAAAATATTATGAAATGCAAGATTTAATTGAAAGCCAAACTAATCTTGCTGGTAGATTTGATGAGGCTACTGCAAAAAGATATGCCGAATTATCAAAACAATTTGATGAAGTAAGCACATTGCAAAAAGATCCTAAAACGGGCGTTTTGACTAGGGAAGAATTAAAAAATAAATATAACGCTTCAACTGTAGATTTTCAACCTATGCTGGATACTGAAAAAGGATGGGGAGCACATGGTATGAAATATTTAATAAAACAAGCTGCACGAAATGATGTTGATTACATAGCTATTAATCCAGCGGAAATGGTTTCTTTTAAAAAAAGAGGTAGTGATAGAAAAATCGGAACTTTACAATATTATGGTAACGCTAGGGGAAAAGCTGGTTACAGAAACTATAGTGTTAATGGCAAACCGACTAATCCTAACCAAACTGCAACTCTACCAAAAATTTTAGAAGACTTAGCTAAACAATATAAATCTGAAGCTAAAACTATTCGAGTGGCTAAATCAGATCCAAAAAAACGTTTTAAAGTAATAGAAGAAACAGAGGGTTTTGACGCTGGAGAAGAATTTTTTAATTATTCTAAAACAGAACATCTCGCTGCGTTTAAAACTAAACTTGAAGCAGAAAGATTTACTACTCGCAAAAGCGGAAAAATAGTTGAGATGGACGCTGATGATCCTGAGTTATACTATCCAGTGTTTGGCTTAAAGGTAACCCCTGAAATGAAAAGTAAACCTTTTAAGCTATATAAGAAAACAGGTGGTCTAGTAGTCGATATATTTAAGTGGTAGAATTTTGTTATGACAGATACTAAAAAAAGAGTTGCTAAATTATTAAGTGAGAGAAAGCGAAAGAAAGCCACCGCTGGCGTACGGGAAATAGCTTCAAAGAACAAAGCCCTGCAAAGACTGTTGGCAAATACGACTTCAAGGTTTAATCCGCTTAAAAAAGTAGGGGCTATCCCTACCGCTATTCCCATGAGTGCAAAAACTGGGAAATATGTAAAAGTTAAGTGTAAACTAGGAAAAAACAAAAAAACAAGGGTAACATAATTATGGCCGTTGAAGATAATATTGAAGTAACGCAAGAAGAGATAGATGCAGTTGAACCTGTTGATGTAGAAATTACAGATGAAACCGTAGAAGAAGAGCAAGTTCAACAAGAGGCTCAGGATTTTTATGTCAATCTTGCCGAGGGCATGGATGAAAGAGTATTAGCTGGTATTGCTAACGAACTACTTGCCGATTACAAAAAAGATAAAGAATCAAGAAGTGATTGGGAAAAGTCTTACACTTCTGGTTTAGATTTATTAGGCTTTAAATATAATAACGAAAGTGGTCCTTTTCAAGGCGCTAGTTCAGTGACTCATCCAATGTTAGCAGAATCAGTAACGCAATTTCAAGCACAAGCCTACAAAGAATTATTACCCTCTGACGGACCAGTAAGTTCACAAGTCGTTGGTGCTTTAACTCCAGAAAAAGAAGCGCAAGCACAACGTGTCGAAGAATTTATGAACTACATGATTACCGAAGAGATGGAAGAGTATACCCCTGAGTTTGATCAGCTCTTGTTTTATTTACCACTTGCTGGATCTGCATTTAAAAAAGTTTACTTTGACGATGTAATGCAAAGAGCAGTGTCTAAATTTGTACCGGCAGAAGATTTAGTTGTGCCTTACTATGCAACAGATTTAAAAGATTGCGAACGTATTACGCATTTAGTTCGTATGAGTGAAAATGACATTTTGAAAAAACAACAAATTGGTTTTTATCGTGATGTTGATATATTACCAAGTCGCATGGAAGATAATGATGTGCAAGAAAAATATAGTGAACTAAGTGGTGTTAATCGTTCAGGAGATGCTGAGGGAGACTATCAATTTAATATTTTAGAAATGCACGTCGATTTAGATTTAATAGATCCAGAAAATAAAAGTGAAGAAAAAAATATTAAGATACCTTACATTGTAACTTTAGACGAAGGTTCAAGAGAAATATTATCTATCTATCGTAACTTTGAACCTGATGACCCATTACTTAAACGTAAAGAATTTTTTGTGCACTACAAGTTTTTACCGGGATTAGGGTTTTATGGTTTTGGTTTAATCCACATGATTGGTGGTTTAAGTAAAACTGCA